GGGCGCAGCGCAGGCGGTGCGGGTCGTCGGTGCGCAGGAACTCGGTGACGGCGGCGATGAAGTCGGTGTCGCTGGCGGCGTTCTCGAGTGCGTCGGCGAGCAGGTCGGGGGCGTAGCCACCGGTGATGTCGGCTTTGAGGTGTTCGGCTTCTCGCTCGCGGGCGAGCTCGGCGGCGGCTTCCTGGTCGACCTCGCGTTGGTAGACAGCGAGCTCGCCGTTGAGCGGTGAGAGGAACGGATTCATGGCTGGGCCTCCGGTGGGTGGAGTTCGTCCTCGAACACCACGCCGATCCAGTCGTCGTCGGCACGGACGCTGTACATTGGCGGGACCTCGGTGTTGGGCTCATTGAGGCGCTTGACGATGGTGATGAGCTGGTGGCTGTGCTCGGTGTGGTCGGGAAATGAGACGGCCTTGCCGGAGGCCGAGTAGACGAAGCGGAACTGGTCGCCGGGGCTGTGCTGGTGGTTGTTCATGACGGCGGACCTCGTACCTCGCACGTCGTACGTCGTGCGAAGCTATTGAATCGAAGGCGGGGGTGGGACTGCTTTAGAGGCTAAGCAGTTGAAAAGGCCCGTATCGTGGGCCAGCCGGCCGGATCAGCGCGGTGGAGGGCCATGCTGGCAAAGCCGGCCTCCGGCTGCGGGGGTTACTTGTCGCGCCACTGGCCCCGCGTTGGCGCGGCTGTTATCACTCGCTCAGAGCGATCTTGCAGGCGAGGAAGAAGTGGCTCTCGAGCCGGTGAGGGCTTGCGTCGTACTGGTTGTAGACGGTGTCGAGGGTGAAACTGTAGGCCGGGTTATCGGAGACGAGGGGCCGAAGCTCGAGGATGCTGACGCCGTCGTCCCGTGCTTTGGCGGCGTCGCGAGCGAAGCGGGCGAGGTCGTAGCAGTCGTCTGGAACGGGCTGGGCGAGCGCTGGCGTGGCGGCGAGGAACAGGGCGAGGGTGAGGGCGGGCTTGTTCATGGTTTACTCCGTGGGGTCGTCGGGGGTGTCGAGGCATGGACACTCGATGCCGGGTTTGACGCCGAAGCCTTGGAGGGCGCCGGTGCCGAGGCAGCTGTAGCAGTTGGGGTCGGCGTGCGGGCCGGCGACGTACGCGGTACGACGCTCGAGGTCGCAGAGCTCGAACTCGTTACTGGTGAGGTGCAGCGCCTGGTCTTCAGCGTCGGCGCAGGCGTCTTCGTACGTCTCGCCTTGTGCCTCGAGCGTCGTGCTTCGTACTTCGTGCTCGTAGATGCGGATGGTGTAGCGTCGAGTCATTGGAGTTCGCGCCTGCGTGTGCTGTGACGTAAAGTTCTCGCGTGCGGGATCGTGAGAACGATGAACAAACCGACGACGCCGCTGAATGCCGTGGCGAACACCCACGGGGCGTGCACGGCGAGCCATATCGTTCCGAGTACCAGCGCTGGCGGTGCTAGGGTGCCAAGCACGAAGATTAGGGCGTATGTGAGGATGGCTTTACCGGTTTCGGTCATCGGTGCTGTTTCTACATGTGGCGGGGTACGTAGGCGACGTTGCCTCGTACCTCGATCTGCGGCGGTGGTGTGAGGAGGGTGGCCCACAGCAACCACCATTGGAGTGGTGTGATTATGGCTAGGTGCTCCCGCGGCCGGCGGTGAGTTTAGAGCGCGAGCGCGGCGACGACGGTCGTCGTGTAGAGATGTGCTTGCGCATTTGGTTGGGCTCATCGTTCCAAGCACTCCGTGTTGAGGCCGAAGTCAGCGGCGACTTTGTGCAGGTCTTCGCGGCAGTGAGCGAGGAAGTTGTTGTCGAACAGTGTTGCGCCCCGATCGTGTGCTAGGGACTGGAGGGCGAGGAGGAAGCTAACGAGGGTCTCGCTCGGTGAGGGCGGGAGCACGCCGGTGTTGACGAGTTGCCCTAAGACACGGCTGTTGGCGGCTTTGGCGCCTCCTATGTGGGGGTGGTAGGCCTCGTCAGGGATTAGGCAGCCGATGGCGCACGAGAGCCCGTTGGGAGTGTGGTATGCGCATTTGCCTTGATGCATGGCGGGTTTGCGCTGCTCGATGAGCAGGTGCGTCGCCGCACGGTCGAAGATCTGCTGGCGGGTCATGGGCATGGCGATCACCTCACGTTGATCGTGGCGGCGCGCTCGTCCTCGGCGATGAGCCGCGGGAGCATTAGATGGAGCCACTCCATGTCGGCCTGTTTCAGGCCGGTGAAGCAGCGCAGGAATGTGAAGTCGGGGTGTCCATCCGCACCGCGCATGCACTCGTGCATCTGGCGCTTGATGTCGATCGGCACGCTGCGGAGGTACGCGAGCGCGTCGGCACGGCCATCGGTCTTGAGGAACTCGCGGGTGTCGCGCAGTGCGCGGAGGAGCTCGAGATAGTGGTGCGACGCAACCCACGTCCACGGGCCGTTGAGGCAGCGTGTGGGCGTGCCGCCTTCGTTCGGGACGCGGTTGGTGAGGATGTAGCCGTAGAATTTGGCGTAGTGGCTGAAGATTCGGGGCGGTGCGCTGTAGCCGTAGCGCGCCTCGAATGTCGCACGTAGTGCGTCGCGCGACGCATCTCGTACTTCGCCGAGATGCGTGAAGAACTCGTGCAGGTGGTCGTCGAGCGCTGGGTAGACCAGCATCTCCTGCTTGGATTGGCGGTTGCGGGTAGGCCGGAGGTGCAGGCCAGCTTCGCTGAGGCGACGGGTGAAGCGGTGCTTGCGCAGGGCGAGCTGGCCCGAGGCGCGCAGGTGGTCGTTGAGCTCCTTGCGTAGTTTGTCACGGGGCTTAGGGAGCTGGTGGCGGGGGTAGTTCTTAAGCCAGGTCACGGCGTCCACGGGCACCTCCTCGGGGTTGGGGCGTGGGGGGAGTCTAAGATGGCTTGGGGTGGGGCTGTTTTTGTATAGGGTTTGATCGGGATGCGGGTTAGGCGGTATGGCGGTGGGATCTTGTACTTCGTACGTCGTGCTTCGAACTTCGTGCGTCGTGGTTGGCGGGCGAGAAGCATGTCAGGGCAAACGTAGGAATTGGGGTGTGGTATTAATTAAGCGCGTGCATGCTTAGATTGGCCGACAGGAGAAGAAGTTAGGCTAGTGTACGGGGGGTATGGCGGGAGGCTTAAGTAGTAAACCGTCAGTGTTTAGTCCATTTTCGGCATGGTTTGGTTGTGTGGGAGCGAGGTGTCTAAGTAGGTAGCTAATGCCTAAAATACAGTGAATCGGGCCTAAAAAAGCTATACGGGCCAGACGACCTAGAATTTAGTCGATGTAATGCAGTGCACAAAAGCGAGTGTAAAAGGCTGGATCGTGAGGAGAAATCGACAGGTCCTGAGTCAAGAGGTATCTGAGGACTTCGCTTAGACGGTACCCTGACGGTCTTGTGAGTCACAAATCATGGCCTCATTAGTGCCTGCGTGGAACAAGTAGCCATAAGTGCCTGAACGACGCACGACGTTCGAAGCCCGAGGCGCGACGTACACACCACCGTGTCGTGAATTACAATTACCGGTGTACCAAGCACTTAGCGCGTCGTACTTCGCACGACGCACGAAGTACGACGTATAAGGCACTGATTTACGGCGTTACCGCGTCTATACCCCAGTGAAATCAAGCACTTCGTGCTTTGTGCTTCGTCGGCACAGGTGACGACGCCATTTGTGCCGGGGCGTCACGGGCGGTGTTGTCCATCTGATCACCGCCATCGGCGGGGTGTGCGGCGGCGGGTGAGCAGGGCGATGAGGAGGACGACCAGGATCAGTAGGCCGAGAGCGGTCAACGGGGCACCTCGCACGAAGAACGGGGCACGTCGTACGGCGTACAACGTGCCCCGGTGGGTGGGTTTAGGCGATGACGCGGGCGTCCTGAGCGGCCTCGGCGGCCCGGGCCTCCTCCAACGCCTGCTCGACCTGCCTCATGCGCTCGTTGGCCTCCTCGACCAGCGGGCGCAGCAGCTTGCATTCGCTGAGCGCTTCCAGGGCCCGGGAGCCGACTCGTGCCGTGAGGGCATAAGTCGCCTGCTGCAGCCGCCGGGCCTCGAGCTTCTCGCTCGCTTTCTGCCAGAAGCGCAGCTCATCTATGCCGCTGAGTTCAAAGTCAGCGTGCACGTCGCTGCCGAGCGCGTGGTCCACGGCCCGCCGGATCCGCTCGGCGTTGTCGCGCACCGTCTGCGCCCGCTGCCGGGCCTGCTCCTGACGCTGGGCGACGTCCTGGGAGTGCACGGTGCGCATCGTCTCGACGTCCATGCCGATTTCCTCGGCGACGAGCTTCAGGCGCTCATCGTCGACGTGGGTGGACACGGTCTGAGGCGTGCTGAACCGCGCGACCACGTCGTGGGCTTCCGGGCGGTAGTCGGCGGCGGCGAGCCCGGCGGCCCAGGTCACGGCCTGTGCGAGCTCGCCCTGGCGGCGTTCCATGCGCTCGACGCGCTCGGGGTCGGGGTTGGCGTCCTCGATGAGGCCGGTGGTGATGTTGACGAGCCCCGCGGTGTAGGCCCAGGCCACGGAGGCCATTACGGCGCCGCGGGTCTGGCCCTCGAGGGCGTCAAGCTTGTCGATGAAGGTGTCGACGTTGTTCATGGGCATGATGGTGTACTCCAGAGTGTCGGTAGCGTTTGTGATGCTGTGGAACAAGTGCGCCGTCCGTGGCGCCGCGGATCAGGTCCGCGTGAGTCCGGCGAGCCGGAGTTCGTGGTGCAACGCACGGGCTGCGGCGTACCGCGATCGCCCTACGTCGTTCAACGTACGAAGTGCGTCGTCCCGAGCGGACGGGCGCTTCGAGCGATTCGCCTGTGCCAGCTGGGCACGAGCGATCGCATCGAGTTCGCCCCAGTGGGCCAGCGACGCCCGCCAGTAGCGGATGCTGTGACTGTGAGTCATCAATCAGCACCTCTCACGATCGAAGGACTTCCACCCGCGGCGAGCGAGGCCAACGATCTGTGCCGCCCAGTCGGGAATGCAGCGGCGGGTGTTCAGGAACTGCGTGGCGACGAAGGCCGCTTCGTCAACGTCGCCGTCGAAGCACTGCGAGATGTATGCGCGCGTGCCACGGTCGAGGTGGCGAAGCCGCGGATCGACGGGCGCCGAACGAAGCTCCTCGTGGTCGATCTCGCGGGGCTGCGGGGCGGCGGTGATGCGCTCGAGGTGCTCAGGACGAAGCACGGTGTTACCCAGCATGGTGAATCCTCCCAACAAGGAATGAGCGACCCCACAACGAGGTCACAAAGAACCCGTCAAGCGCGCGAGCTTGCGAGCGCTTAACGGGCGTTGGAGGGGGGCGACGCGCTAGGCGCGCCGCACGACGTCCCAGCAGTCCTTGCGGAGACGCCCACCGCCGCTGAGGCGACGACGGACGCTGCGGGCGAGCTGCTTGGCCGCCTCGCGATCCTTCGCCTCCTGCTTCAGGCGCAGCACGGCGCCCTTCGGCGTGCGGATGTAGACGCGGGCGGACTTCTTGCCGATGCGGACGCTGTAGCTCATGGCTGATCTCCTACTGCTACGCTCGCAGGCCAACCCCGCGAGCTTCACGAAAAACCCGTCAAGCGCGCGAGTCCGCGAGCGCCGATCGAAGCGCGAGGCACGAGGCACTCGGCGCGGCGTACGGGGGGCCGGGGGGTCGAAGCCGGCGGGGCCCAGTTCGAAGGGGGTGGCGGTTCGAAACGCCGCACGGCGATCGATCCGATCCGAGGCCGCGCGCTGTGGGAGGGGGGAGGTAGACCGCGATCATATCTGCGGCGGGAACGCCGGGGGTAGCAGTCCCAGTCCCATCTCCGGTCTCATCACGGGCATGACGCACCACCTCACGCCGGTCCTTGCGGCGACGAAGCGCCTGCACACGGTGCTCGGGATGCTCGGCCCCAAGGAGCAGCTCTACATCGACTCCCGGCTACAGGGCACGCCGCCCGTGGCCGCGGCGCGCGTGGCCGGCTTTGAGTACCCCGTCGACGCCTCGACCCAGCTCGAGGGGGACGAGCGCGTGCGCGCGGCGATCGAGTACTCGATCCATGTCCGCGCCCACGAGATGCAGATCACCCGCCAGGACGTGCTCGCCGGGATGCTGGAGGCGGTGCAGATGGCGGCCACCGCCACCGAGATGGTCAGCGCCTGGCGCGAGATCGGCAAGATCATCGGCGCCTATGAGCCGACCAAGATCGAGGTCAACCATGTCCGCCGTGACCAGATCCGCCAGCTCGACGACGAACAACTCGCGGAGATGGCCGCGATCGAGGGTGAGTACGAGATCCTGAACCTCCCCGACCACGCCACCCCCCAAGGAGACGACGATCATGACTGAGCCCCAGCGCGTGACCGAGCGGCAGATGAAGGACCGGATCGACTCGGTGGAGTTCTATGTGCTCCCCGACACGACGGTCACCATCTGCCACCTCACCCTCACTAATGGCTACAGCGTGCGCGGCGAGTCCGCCTGCGTGGACCCGGCGGCCTTCGACGCCGAGCTGGGTCGCGAGGTCGCCTTCAACCACGCTTTTGGGAAGCTCTGGCCGCTGTTCGGCTTCCTGCTCGCCGAGCAGCGCCACAACGGCACGGTCCCCGCTACCCCGAAGCCCCCGAGCCTGTACGACATCGCCCGGGTCGCCCACGAGGTCAACCGCGCCTACCAGACCGCGATCGGTGAGGAGCCCGCCCCGCCCTGGCACGACGCCCCGCAGTGGCAGCACGATGCGACCTACGCCGGCGTGCGCTATCTCCTCGACACGGCGGGCGCCGACGTCAGCGCTCTCCACGAGCACTGGCGCGAGCACAAGGCGGCCGAGGGCTGGGTCTACGGCAAGTCCAAGGACCCTGAGGCGAGGACCCACCCTTGTATGGTGCCCTTCCACCACCTCCCCGACGAGCACAAGGCGAAAGACTACCTCTTCGCTGCGGTGGTCAGCGCGATGAACGAGGTGACGCAGTGAGCGGTCTCGTCGATGAGGTCATCGAGGAGCGTGCCCGTGATACACACGAGCTGCGCAAGCGCGAGGCTATCGAGCACCTCCTCACCGCCCTGCGCGTCGCCGGCATCTCCCCCTTCATGGCCGACGGCGCGGAGATCCTGACCCGGGCTACGCAGGACGTCGAGGCGGCGCTTGAGCGGCGTCTGCCGGAGACCAAGGAGGCCATCGCCCGCGAGCTCCTCCACCGTCTCGAGGCCGGCAGGTGATGCGCTGGGACGTGTTCGTCGTCCTCGCCCTCCTGGCCCTCGCGGTACTGACTGCCCGGGCCATGGAGGTGCAGACCACGTTCACCATGCCCGGAGCCCCCTGATGGTCAAGTTGGTCGACTTCAGCCACCCCCCGGTGCCCGAGGTGGTCGAAGCCCTGGAGCGCCTCCTCGAGCTGGCCCGGCGCGGAGAGGTGCTCTCGCTCGCCTACGTCGCCGAGCTCTCCGGCAACGCGTGCGAGGCGCACGTCGCGCCCTGCAGCAGCGTCTATTTGATCGGGGAACTCCGCGTGCTCGAGCACCACCTCCTCGCCACGCTCGCGGCCGAGGAGCCGCCCAATTGAGCACGAAGCACGTAGTCCGAAGCACGAAGCACGAGTACCTCGGCGCGAACGGCTGGGTGGACCATCCCGAGGATGCCCGCGTCTACGACACCCTCTACGACGCCGAGCGGGACGCCGTGGTCTTCCGCGGCTACGTGGACCGGGCGCCGGACCTCGCCGCGAGGCACGACGCACTACGTACGGCGTACGACGAGCTTCGTGCGATGCACGAGGCCGCCGAGCGCGCCATGACCCGGTTGGAGGAGGTGATCGATGCAGGTGGGTGATCCGATCAAAGCGCTTTGCGCTTCGTACTTCGAGGCGATCAACCACGCGCTGCCCGGCGTGCGCTATCGCTCACGCAGCCCGCGCTCGAGCGAGGAGGAAGTACGCGAGCGCCGCCCGCGTGATGACGAGGTGCAGGTCTATCACTTCCCGCAGACCTAGTCGGACACCGCGCTCGGTTTCGGCGGCATGGGCGGGCAATCCATCACCGACGCCTACACCACGGTCGTCACGCGAGGGAGCGCCGCGGCGGTGTTCTTCAACGGCCGGCTCGCTTACGTCATCGACCGCACCAGCGGCGTGTTCTGGGGGGACGTCCGCCGGCATCAGATGCTTCCGGTCAGCCGGAGTCACGAGTGCCGGGCCGCGTGAGGTAACCAAGAGGGGGCATCCAGGGACGGATGCGAGTCGACAAGGAGCTTGATGCCGTCGTCCACCGCCCCGGTGTGTGCACCGGCTGCGGCGGGGACCTGCCGAGGGACGCCCCCGCGCACTACTGCCCGAAGTGCGTGGCCGGCGCGCGTGGGGCCGAGGTCGAGCCGATCGATCAGTCTTCCGAGGCGCGCAAGGAGCTCGCCGCTCGGGAGCTCGCGCGCCGGCGCCTGCTGCCCTTCGTCAAGCGGCTGAAGAAGGGCTACCGCGCCGGGTGGTTCCACATGGACCTCGCCGCTCGGCTCGAGCGCTTCGTGCGTCGTGTCGAGGCGGGCGACTCACCGCGAATGATTATCACCGTTCCTCCTCGTCACGGGAAAGAGCTGGCGGATCAGACACCTATACTAACAACCTCGGGTTGGACCTCACACGGGGAGCTTCGCCCCGGCGACTACGTATTCCATCCCTCCGGCAAGCCCATCGAGGTACTGGCCGTTCACCCGCCGGGCATCGACGCGATGGAGATCGAGTTCACCAACGGCGAGGTCATCCAGTGTCACGAGGCGCATGAGTGGACCGTGCATCACCGTTCGACGAAGCGGTGGATGACCGTCGAGACCCGGTGGTTTCTGGAGCGGACGAAGCGGGGTATCAAGGCTGGGCAGCCCCGCTCGCTCTGGACCGGGCCGAAGGGTAAGCGCGGCGGCCGCGCCATGTACCAGCTGCCGCTTGCACAGCCCCTGGAGATGCCGGAACAGAAGCTCCCGCTCGATCCCTACGTTCTCGGCGCGTGGCTCGGAGACGGTACTTGCGGCAGCCCCGTGCTGACCAATTCGAAGGAAGATTACGAGGTCCTCGTAGCTGCACTCGCCGCACGCGAGGTTCGGTGTACGAAGACCTATATCCACCGTGACTACGGGACCTATCGTAGCTATTACGGCGATGGCGCGTTGGCCGCACCGCTACGCGAGCTCGGGGTCTACCACGAGAAGTCGGTGCCCGCGCCGTACCTGCGCGGATCCGTCGATCAACGCCTCGAACTGCTGGCCGGGCTGGTCGACACCGATGGTTATGTTGAGCCGGGGACCTCCCGCGTGATCGTCGTGACGACGTCCGAAGCGCTGCGTGATGGGATCCTCGATCTATGCACGACGCTCGGCTTTCGCCCCTACCTCGCGGACGAGGTCCCGCCGGGGCTTTCGACCAGCGGGATCGAGGGCCGGCGGACAGTCTACTACATCGGCTTCCAACCAACGCTACCGATACCGACGCGCATTCCGCGCAAACGCGTCACGCGCCTCGCGCGCCAGCGGCGCATCGGCATTCGGGACGTGCGACGTGCGGAGCACCCGGCCGTCGGGCGGTGCATCACGGTTGACTCGCCCGACGGACTGTATCTCGCCGGCCGCCAGCTCATCCCGACCCACAACTCGGAGCTCGCCTCCAAGGCTCTGGTGGCGTGGTTCCTCGGGCGCAATCCGACGTGCTCGGTAATCAGCGCGACGCACTCCGACCGCCTTGCGATGGACAACTCCCGCGATGTGCTCAACTACACCAAGGAGCCGTCATTCAGGACCGTGTTCCCAGACTTCGCCCTCGACAAGGACAACAAGGCCGCCATGGGCTGGCGCACCGAGCAGGGCGGCTACTATAAGCCGGTCGGCGTCGGTGCGGGTATCGCCGGCTACGGCGCCCACATCCTCGCGATAGACGACCCCCACAGAGACCGCGAAGCCTACTCACCGACTGTGCGTGACGCCATCTGGCGCTGGTACAACAGCTCCGCGATCACACGCCTCATGCCGGGCGGCGGGGCGCTGATCATACAAACTCGCTGGCATCTCGCCGATCTCACCGGCCGTGTACTCGACGAGGAGGGCCGCATTGAGGACGGCGGTGACTGGGAGGTCGTGTGCTACCCGGCGGTGGCTGAGCACGACGAGTACCGGTTGCCAGACGGGCGCATCGTCACCGAGTACTCCCCTTCGGCGACGTTGCTTCGCAAGAAAGGAGAACCCCTGCACCCGCAGCGCTACCCCATGCGGCTGCTCGAGAAGTATAAGCGCGACCCGCAGACCTGGGCGGCGCTCTACCAGCAGAACCCCACGGCCGGCGAGGTCGCGCAGTTCCCGCCCGAGATGGTCGACGCCGCGGAGTGCTACCTCGCCGACATCCCGAAGCAGCTGGTGCACTACTCGACGTGGGACCTCGCCATCGGTCTGAAGGATGGCAACGACTACACCGTGTGCATCACCGGCGGGGTGGACGAGGCGGACACGCTGTGGATCGTCGACCTGGAGCGCGACCGGTGCGACGGCTATGAGATCGTCGAGCGGCTGATCGACAGCTACCTGCGCTTCCACCAGGACGCCATCGGTGTGGAGAAATCCCACCTGTCCATGGCGATCGGGCCGTTCCTCGAGAAGCGCCTCGAGGAGCGTCGGGTCTACGGCGCCAACGTGATCGACCTCGCCCACGGCAACAAGGACAAGGTCGCCCGGGCCCGCCCCATCCAGGCGCGCATGCGCCAGGGCAAGGTCAAGATCCCGAAGGACGCGCCGTGGTACGACGAGTTCCGGCGCGAGCTCGTGCAGTTCCCTGCCGGGCGACATGATGACATGTGCGTTGCTGCTGGTACGCGGATCTCTACGCCTCGGGGCCCCCGACCGATCGAGTCGATCCAGGTGGGGGACTATGTGACCACGCCCGCCGGCCCCAAGCGGGTGCTGGCCGCAGGACAGACCGGCTGCAGCGAGCTATTGCGTCTGCGAACCGCCGCCGGGCGGTCCCTGGATGCGACGGCGAACCACCCGATAAGCAGTCCTAACCAGGGCTTCGTTAGGATGGATGCGCTTACTTGCTCGGGAGCAATACATTGTGGGGAGGCGCCGGGTGCGGTAGGGCCTACGGGCGTCGAAAGCGTGCAAAGCGTAGAACGGCTGCCCGGCAAGCACCCGGTTTATAACCTGACGGTGGAAGACGCCCACGTCTACTTCGCCAATGGCGTCCTCACCCACAACTGCGACGCCTTCGCCTGGTTAGGGTCGCTGCTCGAGGACATGATCGTGCCGACCCGCCCGCGGGGCGAGCGCAAGAAGTCCTGGCGCGATCGCCTCGGCGGCAGCGGACGACGCGGCAAGAGCTGGCGCACGGCGTAGCAGTCCCAAGCGCGCTTCCGCTACGGTGCTCGGGACATGGACGCGCCCCACCCCCAAGGACGGGGGACCCCTTCCCCGGGTAGAACGCCCGGCACGACGATGCAGGGAGCATGACCGACAAGGACGTCTCCACCTTGGACCCGGCGGCGGCGAACTGGACGGCGTTCCAGCGCGCACTGACGTCCGGTCATGAAAGCTACCTGCGCCAGGCGCGTAAGTTCAACGCTTACTACCTCGGCGAGCAGTGGGCGAAGGAAGACCTCGACAAGCTCGACGAGCAGGGCCGCCCGGCGCTGACGCTCAACGAGGTCCTGCAGATCGTCAACACGGTCCACGGTCAGTACTCCGCGACCCGGGCCGACATCGTCACGCGCCCGAAGCGCAACGGTGCGAACGACGCGATCGCGAACTCGCTCACTCGCCTGATCGACCACATCCTCGAGGAGAACGACTTCCACGACCGCGTCGAGCCGCAGGTCTTCGACGACGGCATCATCGAGGATCGTGGCTTCTTTGACGTGCGCCTCGACTTCTCCGAGAACATGCTCGGCGAGGTGCGCATCACGGCCGTCGATCCTCGTACGGTGATCATCGATCCGGGCGCGAGCGACTACGACCCGAGTACTTGGGGTGAGGTCTGGCGCGATCGCTGGCTCTCGCTCGATGACATCGAGCTCTTCTACGGCAAGGACAAGCGCCGCAGCGTTACCGCCGTCGCCGCCGACCCGCAGTCGACCTTCGGCGAGCGCAGCGTGCGCTACGAGACCTACGGCGAGGACTCGCCCTGGGTCCCGACCGACGCGCGCGATGAGCGCCGGGTGAAGAGCGTGCGGGTCATCGAGCGCCAGTACCGCCGGCTCGCCATGGTGCGCGAGTTCGTGCACCTCATCACGGGCGAGGCCCGTCCGGTGCCCGAAGACTGGGAGGAAGCCCGTGTCCAGGCCGTTGCCCGGGCCCACCAGCTCGGGGTGCGCAAGCGCATGCAAAAGCGCGTGCGCTGGACGGTCAGCGCCGACCACGTCCTGCTGCACGACGACTGGTCGCCCTACGACGACTTCACCATCATCCCCTACTTCCCGCTCTTCCGGCGGGGCCGGCCCTCGGGGCTGGTGCGCCACATCGTCGACCCACAGGACCAGCTGAACAAGGTCGAGAGCCAAGGCCTGCATATCATCAACACCACGGCCAACTCAGGCTGGGTGGTAGAGGCCGGCTCGCTGGTCAACATGTCCACCGAGGAGCTCGAGGAACGAGGCGCGGAGACCGGTCTGGTGCTGGTCTATGCGAAGAACCGTCAGCCACCAGCCAAGATCGAGCCGAACACCATCCCGACCGGGCTCGAGAACTACTCCCAGAAGGCGCTCGGCTACATCCAGGGGATCCCGGGGGCGGCCGGCCTGCTCGGCCAGCAGCCCAAGGCCGAGGTCTCGGGCGTGGCCCTCGAGCAGTCGCAGTCGCGCGCGCTGATGGGCCTGCAGGTGGTCTTCGATAACCTGAACTTCACCCGCAAGCTGCTCGCGCGACGCGTCATGCGCGTCGTGCAGAAGCACTACACCGAGCCGCGGGTGTTCCACATCACCGACTGGCGCGACCCCGAGGCCCCGCAGCAGGAGGTCGCGATTAACCAGCAGGCGGCCGGCGCGATCGTCAACGACATCACCGTTGGCGAGTACGAGGTGGTCGTCGCCACCGCGCCGGCGCGCGAGACCTTCCAGGAGACCCAGTTCGCCGAGGCGCTGCAGCTGCGTGAGGCGGGGGTGAACATCCCCGACCACCACATCATTCTCGCGAGCCACCTGCAGGGCAAGCGCAAGATCGCCGAGGAGGTCAAGCAGCTTGCGGGCCTCGGTGACCCCACGCCCGAGCAGCAGCAGATGGCGGAGCTGCAGATGCAGATGCTCCAGCTCCAGGCTGCCGAGCTCGAGGCCAAGGTCGGCGAGCTCCAGGCGCGGACCCAGCTCCAGCGGGCCAAGGCCCAGACCGAGGTCGCCGGCGAGCAGCGTGAGATGCTCGACCTCCAGGCGCAGTACCAGATGGAGGCCGAACGCCTGCGCGCCGACCTGCAGAAGAAGATGGCCGATCTGCAGAACAAGCTCCAGCTCGCGGCGGTGCACGCCGGGAACAAGGAGGGGCTCACTCGGTTCCAGACGCTGATGCAGCGTAACGAGAACCAGCGTGACCGGGAGGCCGATCTGGACAAGGCTGTGCTGCAGAGTCAGACACAGCTCACGGCTTCGGGCATGCAAGCGCAGGCCGCTCGCCAACGCCCGGAGGCGCCGCGCCAGCGGCGTCGCTAAGCCCGCCGGCCGAGCGCCGGCGATTCGTGTGAGTCGGACGATACACGCTCAAGGAGTGAACGATGGCCGACAACCGGAAGGATGACAACGAAGACCTGAGTGGTCTGGTACGGGCCGGAGCGGAGGACTTCGATGATCTGGACGACGGTGATGCTACCGCTGATCGTGGCGATGAGCTCACCCCGCCCTCGACCGAACCCCCCGCCAAGGACCCCGATCCGGCTACCGAGCCCCCCAAAGACGCTGAACCCGAGCCTGAGCCTCAGTCGAAGGAGTCTCCGCCGGCCGAGCCCGAGGCGGGCGAGCCGGAGTCGGAGAGTGATGCGGACAAGGATGGCGATCGGAGCAAGGAGCCTCGGATCCCCAAGTCCCGTTTCGATGAGATCAACCAGCGCCGCAAGCAGGCCGAGGCCCGGCTGGCTGAGATCGAGGCGCAGAAGAAGGCCGCCGACGAGGCCGAGCAGTTCGACTTCGACGCCAAGGAGAAGGAGTACATGGACGCCGTGACCGACGGCGACCATGACAAGGCGCTCTCGATCCGGCGCGAGATCCGCTCTGCGGAGCAGTCGCTCTACGAGCAGCGGGTTCAGCAGGCTTCCCGGCGTACCAGCGAGCAGACCCAGGCCCAGCTCGAGCTCAAGACCACCGTTAACGAGCTCATGCAGGAATACCCGGTGTTCGACGCCGAGAGCGATCAGTTCAACAACGAGCTGACCGACGAGGCGCTCGAGCTCTTCGAGTACTACAAGGGCCGTTCGGACTTCACCCCGGCGCTCGCCGTGCGCAAGGCCGTGGACTTGGTCACCCGGGCCAATGGCGTCGGCAAGGCCGGCGCGGAGCCGGCCGCGGAACCAGCCAAGCCCGAGTCACCGCCGGCGCAGGACAAGCCCACGGCCCAGCAGGTCGAGAAGAAGCTGAAGGACGCCGCCTCGCAGCCGCCGGAGCCTACGGGTCAGCCGGCCGACGGTGACATCGACATCATGAGCATCGACGAGGAGGAGTTCGAGAAGCTCTCCGAGCAGGAGCTGCGCAAGCACCGCGGCGACATGCTCTAACAGCCACCTTGGGGCCTTGCCCCGCACCCCGGTGCGGGGCCTTTTTGTGAGTAGCAGTCCCAGGGCGGTCCTTGCTAATTGTACAGTATGGAAATTGTAAGTAAGCCCGAAGCACGGGCCCGCGAACTGAAGCGCTATTTCACGGGGCGTCCTTGTAAAAACGGGCATACCGCGGAGCGGTACACCTCGAACTCGGCCTGCGTTACCTGTCTAGCGGATAAGTTCCGGGAGTGGCGCGCCGACCCGGAGAATCGGAAGAAACACTCGCTAGGATCACGGGTGTGGGAGGCGAATAACCCCGAGGCTAGCCTGATTTACGCCGCTCGTTCGCGAGCCCGACGTCTCGGCATTGCATGCACCATAGGACCCGGCGATATTCGTATCCCCGATCGGTGCCCTGTTCTCGGAATACCACTGGGTACTGCTCACGGCGGTGGCAAAGGCAACGGCCCGACATCGCCGAGCCTCGATCGAATCGATCCATCGAAGGGGTACACGCCGGGAAATACCCGGGTGATCTCCTGGCGCGCAAACAAGCTAAAAAGCAATGCCACGGTGGGTGAAGTCGAACGCATCCTCGCTTATATGCGCGCCGCAGTAGCAGTCCCAGTTGAAGATCGGGTAGGTTCGACCCACGACTCGCCCGCCGCGTGCGTATCGCGGCCGACTCCAGCCGACGTCACAGGCTGACGATGAACACGCACGGGTGCGGCGTCACAGCACGGAGAAGGAGATCGACCAGGACTTTCTAGCGCAGGAGGCGCAGCTGTGACCGAGACCAATTTTACGCTGCTTACGGATAACCAGAAGACCGCCTGGAGTCGCGACGTCTGGAAGACCGCGCGGCAGCAGTCGTTTGTCATGAACCTGGCGGGCGAGGGGATCAACTCCGCCATCCAGCGTATCCGGGAGCTTACCCGCTCCGAGAAGGGCACCCGCGCGGTGATTACCCTGGTGCCGGACCTCGAAGGCGACGGCGTCGTCGGCGATGCCGAGCTCGCCGGGCGCGAGGAGTCCGCGAGCGCACGCGATCTGGTTGTGCAGATCGACCAGATGCGGAACGCCAACAAGCTCGCGGGTCGGATGGCGGACCAGAAGTCCGTTGTGCGCTTCCGTGAGACCAGCCGGGACCTGCTTGGCTTCTGGCTGGCGGACCGCTTCGACCAGCTCGCGGCTCTGACCATGGCCGGCACGGACTACCGCCTGCGCACCAACGGTGCCCTGCGGCCGGGCTTCAGCCACGACGGCTCGACTTTCAGCCGTAACACGGGCACCGCGCCCGACGGCGAGGCGCTGTTCGATCTGGAGTTCGCGTCCGATGTCAGCGCACCGACCGCGAAGCGCCACTTCCGCTGGGACGACGCCTCGAAGTCGCTGAAGAGTGGGGACACCACGGCAGTCACGGCGGCCGACAAGCTGTCCTACGCCGCGCTGGTCGAGCTCAAGGCCCATGCCAAGGATCGCCGGGTGAAGAGCCTGCGCGCGAGCGGCCAGGAGCTCTTCCATGTGTTCCTGCACCCGCAGGCGATGGCGAAGCTGAAGCTGGACCAGGACTTCCTCGCCAACGTCCGCAACGCCGGCGTGCGCGGGAACACCAACCCGCTGTTCAGCGGCGCCATCGTGACCGTCGACGGCCTGGTGCTGCATGAGTGGACCCACTCGTTCAACACCCTCGGCGCGACGGCCGGCGACTCCACGAACGCGGGCACCCCGGGCTACAAGTGGGGCGCCAACGCCGACGTGGAGGGTAACCGGGTGGTGCTGATGGGCGCGCAGGGCCTCGCCTTCGCCGACATCGGTATCCCCCAGTGGCACGAGGACGTCTGGGACTACGGTGCGAAGCCCGGTGTCAGCATCGCGAAGATCGCCGGGTTCCGCAAGCCGGTCTTCTACAGCCCCATGGACGGGACTGACGAGGACTTCGGCGTGGTCTGCCTCGACGTCGCGATGTAAGCGACCGCCCCTCCCCCGACCCCCGGGGGAGGGGCTCTTTTTACAGGAGCCCCCGGACCGATGAAGAAGATCACCGCCCCGAACGACCGCCCCGTGACCATCTCCACGACCGGCGGCGTAACCGTGCGCCTGGCCGCGGGGGAGACCCGCGCCGTGCAGGACTTCATCGCCGTCGAGGCGGTGAAGCACCGATGCACGGTCAACGACGCCGAGCAGGCGAACGCGCCGAGCGATTTCGATCGCACCGAGGCGCTGCGCGAGGCGATCCGCCGGGCCGTCGAGACCGGTGACCCGCAGTACTTCACCGGCCAGGGCAAGCCCAAGGTCGCTGTCGTGCGCGAGCTCTCCGGTATCGAGGGCGCGAGCGCCAGCGAGGTCAACGCCCTCTTCGACGAGCTGAGCTTCGGTGACTAAGGCCTCGGAGATCGTCGACCGTGCCGCGATCCAGCTCTATGACGAGGGCAACGAGAGCTGGACTGCACCGGAGTTGCTCGACGCGCTGAACGAGGCACTAGGTGCGCTGTTCGAATTGCGCCCTGAGCAGTTCCGGGTGAGCGAGGTGCGCGAGCTCGTCGCTGGCACGCGCCAGACGCTACCCGCGGGCGAGCGCTTCGTGCAGGTCGTACGCGCGATCGCCGCCGACGGCTCGCCCGGGCGCGCGACGACGCCCTTCGACCCGGCTGCCTTGAACGCCGTCGCCCCTGACTGGCATCAGGGGGCGGCCGGAGCGGTGCGGCAGTTCGCGCCAGGGCTGCTCCAGGAGGAGTTCTGGGTCAGGCCGCCGGCGGCCGCCGGCGACAAGGCCGAGGTCGAGAGCCAGCGCCCGCCGCAGGCGCTCGGTTTCAGCGACGCGTTGCCGGTCTCGGGCGAGTTCCACCAGGCGTTGCTCGACTACGTGCTCTACCGCGCCTACGGCAAGGACATAGAGGCTGCCGGCCAGGACGGCCGAGCCGTCGCCCACTTCACCGCCTTCAGGGAGGGAGCCGGTGGCCGCGCTACAGGATCTGACGGGTAACCTGCTCCTCGCCGCCCCGGGCGTGCCGGAGCCGCTTGCCGAGGCGCGGTACCTCGACGCGGCGCGCGAGTTCTTCCGCCGCTCGCTGGCCTGGGTCGAGAAGGTCCCCGTCGCCGCCGACCTCACGCTCAACACGCCCGCCGGGGCCGAGGCGTTCGACGCCCGACGTGCGCTGCTCGACGACCGACGCCTGATCAAGGCAACGCGCGTACAGATGCAGGATCTCGCTCCCGAGAACCGCGTCGAGTACTTCCGCATCGCCGCGAACAAGATCCACCTGGCCGGCGACCCGACTGAGGACGTCTCCGGGCGGCTGACGGTCTACGCGAACCTGCGCCCGACGCGCGAGGCCGCGGAGATCCCCGACGAGATCGCGGACGAGTTCGGCGAGCACCTCGAGAACGGCGCCATCGCCCGGCTGCTCGCGCTGCCGGGCCGCGCCTGGACCGACGCCTCGACGGCAACCTACCACTGGCGGCTGTTTCTCGACGCCGCCGATGAGTGGGCGGCGCGCGGGGTTGATGAGGGGATGACCGGCGTGCGCCGGACTGTGCGCTACGGGGGGCTGTGATGCCGCGGCTTGATCAGTTCGCTGGTGAGCGCCCCGTAGCCGATGCGCACAAGCTCCGAAACCGAGACGCGACGGTCGCCCGCAACGTCAAGCTCTGGAGCGGGTCGATCGAGCCGTTGCGCGACACCGCGCTCGAGCGTACCACCGCGCTTGCCCAGACGCCCGAGGCGATCTTCCGCTATAGCGGCGATCTCTGGCTCGAATGGGAGCAGGCGGTCGACGTGGTGCGCTCGCCGGTCGGCAACGACCCCCATGACCGGGTGTTCTTCACCGGTACTGGATCACCGCGTGTCGCCGACAACACCCGGGCGACCAGCGGCGCCGGGCCCTTCCCTGGGGCTAGTCTGCGCCTCGGCGTGCCCGCACCGAGCACCGCGCCGGCGCTCTCCAAGACCGGCACGCCCGATGACCCGAACGAGTTGCCCGAGACGCGGTTCTACGTCACGACCTACGTCAACGCCTTCGCTGAGGAGGGCCCGCCGTCGTTGAGTTCGGTCGAGATCGAGGTGTTCACCGGCGAGAGCGTCGTGGTCACCTTCCCGGGCGCGCCGTCGGGTAGCTTCGAGATCACCGCGGTGCGGATCTATCGCACCAACGGAGGGATCTTCCAGTTCGTCGGCGAGGCGGGCATTGCGGCGAGCGAGTTCACCGACTCGGTGGCGACCGCGAGCCTCGGCGAGGAGCTCGCCACCACCGAGTGGGACATGCCGCCGGACGACGCCGCGGGGATGACCAGCGTGGCCGGCGCCTTCCTCGCCGCCCATCGCGGCAACGAGGTGTTGCTGAGCGAGATCGGGCTGCCCCACGCCTGGCCGGTGCGCTACCGCGTCCCGATCGACACCGAGGTGGTGGGGCTTGGGACGTTCGCCTCGACCGTGGTGGTCTGCACCAAGGGCAAGCCCTACATCCTCTCCGGGACCGACCCGGCCTCGCTCAGCGTGGCCGAGACCGAGATCCGCCAGTCCTGCACGTCAGCGCGGGGCATCGTCTCGACCGGCGCCGGAGTGGTCTACCCCTCGCCGGATGGCCTGATCTACGTCTCCGGGGCCGGCGCGCAGCTGCTGACCGAGGCGATCTTCGAGCGCGAGCAGTGGCAGGCGCTCAAGCCCGACAGCATGCGCGCGGTGTTCTGGGAGCGGCTTTACCTGTGCTTCTACGACACAGGTACCGAGACCGCGGCGTTCGTGATCAACCCTGAGCAGCCGGACTCCGGGGTGGTGTTCTTCGACGCGCCGGCCGTCGGCGGTCTGCGGCACGACCTCGAGCGCGATGCGACCTACCTCGCCACGGGCGACGAGGTGCGGGAGTGGGACGCCGGCACGCCGATGACCGGGCGCTGGCGCTCGCGCAAGATCGACGCGGCCGCGCCGGTCGTGCTCGGGGTCATCCGTGCGCTCGCCGATACCCACCCGGTGACGCTGCGCGCTTGGGCGGACGGCGAGCTCGTTGTGGAGCGCGTCGTGCGCGATAACGCCCCACGGCGCTTCCCGCCGGTGCGCGCGCGGACCTGGCAGATTGAGGTCGAGCTCGGAGCCGGCGCGGTGCGCGAGCTCGCGGTCAGCGCATCCATCAGCGCGCTGCGTCGGGGTGAGTGATGGCCGATAAGCTCCCGGTCGCTCGGCGCCTAGGCCTCGGTCGGATCGCGGCCGATGACCCGAAGGTGCGCCAGGCCCTGGACCGCGTGGTCGAGGCGCTGAAGGCATGGAACGGGGAGTCGCGCGACCCGCTCGAGCGCGTCATCACGCTGCGCGATCTGCGCGATGCCCGGTTCAGTACCAACGCGGTCACCCCGTTTCTCGGGGCGGGCGATGACGACAGCCCCGTCGCGCCCATCACCCCGATCGCGCCGACGGGCTTCCTGGCGACCGCGGCCTTCCGCACGGTCATCGCGCAGTGGGGCCCGCCGGGGTACGATGGCCACGCCCTCACCGAGGTCTGGCGGAACACCGAGGACAACCTCGGCAACGCCGTGTTCATCGGCGCGGCGGTCGGTCGCGTGTGGTCCGACGACCAGGTGCAGGGCGGGGTGACCTACTACTACTGGGCCCGGCATGTCTCGACCACCGAGACCGCTGGCCCGTTCAACGCCACCGCCGGCACCCCGGCGACGCCGCCGGTCGACGTCGAGTTCCTGCTCGCTGAGCTCAGCGGGCAGATCGCCGAGAGCGAGCTCACGAGCGCGCTCACCAGCCGGATCGATCTGATCGACGGCCCCGATACGCTGACGGGGTCGGTGGATGCGCGCATCGCGAGCGAGGCCACGCTGCGCTCGGATGCCGATAGTGCGCTCGCGAGCGACATCAGCCAGCTCTCGACGACGGTGGACGGCAACACCACGACGATCGAGACCCACACAACCAGTATCGACGGGCTACAGGCGCAGTTCACCGTCAAGATTGACAACAACGGCGCGATCGCCGGGTTCGGGCTCGCGAGCACCGCCACCGACGACACGGCGGATGGGGCGTTCAGCGAGTTCTTCGTCAACGCCGACCGCTTCGCCATCCTGCCCCAGGGCGGGGACCCGGCGACCGACGCGGTGGCGCCGTTCATCGTGGACGGCGGGACGGTGTTCATCGACGAGGCGCGCATCCGCGACGGTGTGATCAAGAGCGCGCAGATCGAGAGCGTCGCCGCGGACAAGCTGTTCGCCTCGAGCGGCACCATCGCCGAAGCGCTGATCGGTGACGCCGAGATCACCGACGCGATGATCGCTAACATCATCCAGTCGACGACGTTCAGCTCGACGACCGGGTGGCGACTCGACAAGAGCGGGGACATCGAGGCCGCCTCGATCGTCATCCGCGACACCGACGGCAACACCATCCTCTCCTCGGGGCGACAGTTCGACTCGGGCATCGTCGACGTGCTCCAGGCGGTGAACGCGCCGGCGCAGGCCGGGGCCGATCGGACCGCCGAAAACACGGCGGCGGCGATCACCAACCAGGGTAATTTCGCGACGCTGGACAAGATCTCCGCGGCCAATATTGGCACCTACATGAACTCCGCGGCGATCCAGGAGGCGTACATCGCCAACGCCGCGGTGGGCACGCTCAAGATCCAAGGCCAAGCGGTGACGTTCGCCAAGTCGAGCTTTACGTCCGGGTCGACCACCCTCTTGAATGGCAGTTTCAAGATTATCCAGAACTTCTCGGCGACGACCAGCGGTGCGCCTGTGGAGATCCACGCCGTGTGTTACGGCGATATCGAGGGGGCAAGCACGGGGTCCTCCAACACCACGGCCAGTATAAGCTGGGAAGTACGTTTGCTCGTCGATGGTGCAATCGTATTCAATCGGGGTACCGTCGGTAGCGACTCCGGCATCAAGGAAAACGGGGGCAAGGTCGAGGTCGATGCGTCGGGGACTGCGGTCATCACGGCACGCATATCCCTCCCGGCTGGGTCGCATGCCTTCTCGTTCCAGGCGATACATTTCAGATTTACGAACAACAGCTCTACTGTTGAGGTGAACCGGCGGTATCTGCGAGTCATGGAGCTAAAACGGTGATGGTGTCCGTCGCGATCTACGATCTGTCAACGGGCGAGATTCGGGCCACCCTGGTTGGCGACTCCAGTGACATCGAGGCCCATCTCGCCCCGGACGAGGGGGTGTACGCTGGCGACGCGCGTGACGACGAGCACTGGATCGACCCAGACACCGGGGAGCGACGGGACTGTACAGACATCGTGCCCACCGTTATTGACGTGCCCGGGCAGGTCACGATCAGCGGGCTCCCGGCGGGCGCGATCGCGGTCATCAACAGCGAGATCATCGAAATTGAAGGCGGCGAGCTTGTGCTCGTCTCAGATGTACCCGCCGTGCTGGATGTGCGTTTTCGCGCCCCACGTCACTTCGATCATCGTATGGAGGTCTCGATTCAGTGACGACGAAGAACGTGTCGCAGTTCGCGAGCGTCGAGGACGCGCGCGTGCACTACATCCGCGAGCTGGACGGTTTCGCCGGGATGGTCCGCCGGCGCTTCGCCTGGGGGGACTTCATCGACGAGGAATACCAGCTCGCGAAGGAGGAGGCCGAGGCGTTCGCGGCGGCGGGCTACGCCGACCCTGTGCCGGATGCGGTCCAGTCCTGGGCCGACGCCGCCGCCTTGACGGCGCAGCAGGCGGCTGACGACATTCTCGCGACGCGGGATGCGTACAACAACGCCCTGCGCGCGGTGCGCCGGCACCGACTGGTCGGCAAGTCACAGATCGCGGCCGCCACGACGCGCCGCGCGGCCTACGAGCGCTTTATCGAGTACCGCGGCCATCTCGATGCGATCCAGCCACCTCAGTGAGCAGCCCCGTGCCCGGTTCTGCTAGCGTCAACACATGGCCGAAATCCGCGAGGCGAGCATCGATGACCTCGTCCCGATCTTGATCCTCATCGAGGAGATGGTCGGGCGCTCGACCTACGCCGGACTGCCGTTCGACCCGCGGATCGCCGGCGAGACGGTGGTGATGTGCGTTCGCCGCGAGGACGGCCTGGCGCTGGTTGTGGAGGACGAGGGAATCCGGGGCTTTTTGCTCGCCCAGATCGAGGAGAGCTGGTTCGGCCCCGCGCGTATGGCCTCGGACTACATGGCCTACGTCACGCCTTCGGCTGAGGGCTTCGCGCACAGCTACCGGATGCATCGGCGCTACGTCGACTGGGCGCGGGCACGCGGGGCGGATGTGATCACGACGACGAACATCTCGGACATGGACGACGATCGCTGGCAGCGGATCTGCCGGCGGATGGGCTATACCCGCAGTGGCGGGGTCATGCAGCAGCGCAGGGATAGCGATGGGCGGCAAAAGCAGCAGCAGTAAGCCTAAGCCGACTGGGCAGGAACGCGCGCTGGCCGAGGAGGGCGCGCGCAAGTTCAATACGTTCGCGCGCGACTTCCTGCCGCTGAAGGAGGACTTCCTCCGCGGAGTGCGCACGAGCGGCACGGAGCGCGACGCGCTCGGCGGCGATATCGCCGCGGGGGTGGCCGAACGGGTGTCGAGCGCGAGCGGCGACCGCGACCTTGCAGCACGCTCAATTCAGAGCGGGCGGCGTGGGGGGCTCGATTTCGTCGATGCGGCAACAGCCCAGGCGAGTGGTGTGGGCAGCGGGCGCGCCAATCTCGAGTCCGAGATCGAGGAACGCGAGATCCGTGGCCTACTACGCGCGACGTCCCTCGGTCGGGGGCTGGATGACCAGGCGCAGGTTGGCACGGCGGACATCGGGCGACGGGCGACCGAGGAAGGTATCGACCGCGCCCAGAATCGCTTCGACACCCGTCGCTCGCTGGTCTCGTCGGCAGCGACGGGTCTCGGCGCGGCGGCTTCCGCGACCAACTTGTTCGATCGCTTCAACCGCAGTGGGGGTACTGGCGGATGACCACCTTCATCGATCCGTCGTTCGCGGCTCGTAACCCCGGGGATGCGCAGCAGCGACTCACCCGCGCGCAGTTCCGGCAGTTCCAGCGCGAGTTCGAGCCGCTCCAGAACGAAGCAATCGCTCGTATCCAGGACCTCAATGCGGCGAACGAGCTCGCCGATAACGCCGGCACGCGGGTGGCCGAGGCGTTCAACGCCCAGGCCCGCGCCGGCGAGCGCCGGGCGACTCGGCGCGGCATCGCCCTCAGCGGTGATGAGCGCCGAGTCGCCGGGCGTACGCGCGACCTCGCCCGTGCCGTCGGTATCGCTGACGCGGAGAACACGACGCGGCGCGCGGTGCGCGAGTCCCAGGGACAGACGGCGGCCGACGCGCTCAACATCGGCCGGGATATTTCCGGGCAGGCGTCGCAGGCGCTCAGCAGCGCCGCCGGCCTGGAGTCCGCGCGCGATCGGACCGGCGATCGCCTCAAGGCGCAGCAGCGTCAGAGCGTGATCAGCAGCACCGCCTCCGGCGTAGGTCTGGGGGCAGCCGCTGGATCGGCCGGGCTGCTCGGGGCGGGCATTGGCGCGGCGGGTGGCGCGGGTATCGGCGCCGGTGCCGGGCTCGCGCTCGCGCTGATCTAGCCGCTCGGCGGCGCCTCCGGCAGATCCGTCACCCCGATGCACTCATTGAGATCGGTACGGATTTCAGAGATCCGCCCGGCCGCGTTCGCGAAGACGGTGAATCGGCAGTCGCCGCCCCAGTAGACCATCGTCTCCCGGCCGTCATCCAGCTGGGCGGATCGAACCGGCGGCCCCCAGTTCGCAATCAGTTCGTCGGAGGGCTCGCCGAGCCATGCGTCGTATGATCCCGCCGTCGTGCACCCCGCTAATACCGTAGCAGCCCCAAGCGCGATTGCGGCAACCTGCTTCATATCCGTCACTCCTGCTGGGGATAGCAGGAGCATAGCACCCGGTAGCATGCAGGGCAGCACATGGAAGTCTTCAACCCGGTACTCGATGCCGTCCGCGGCTTCCAGCTCGTGGAGGGCATCCAGGCGGATCGTGAGGATCGCGCTTTTCTGCGCCAGCAACGCGAGCGCGAGATCGAGCTCCAGGAGCGCGAAGATCGGGATCGACGGGTAAAGCGCGCGCTACTGGGCGCCGCCGGCGCGGCCCGGGATCCTGAGACCGGCCGCTTCGATGTGGAGCGCTACAACGAGATCATCCAGCGCGACCCGGTGCTCAAGCCTGCGTTCGACCGCGCGGCCGAGTCCTTCTCCCCCGGCGCGCAGTTCGCCGGCTTCATCCCTCCGCCCTTCGACCCCGGACAGTCGGTCCTCGGCGTGCGCATGCCGGATGGCAGCGTTGATGCGGTCGGCGACCTCGGTGATGACGGCGAGCTCGTAACGGTGCCGAATGATCCCGACATCGGCCCGGGCGGGATCGCCATGAGCCTCCTCGCGCGCGAGTTCCCTGAGCTGCATCAGCAGGTCCTCGATACGGTCCAGACGCAGCGCCAGGAGCGCGGGATCAACGACTTCCTCCGGTTCACCCAGGGCGGCGGCGGCGGCGGGCGAGATGCCCCCCAGGCGCCCTCTGCACCGCGTGACCCACGCCGTGGTTTGGCCGGTGCGACGGAGCCGGTTGGTACGTCTGGCGCGACCGGTGCGGCGGATGCGGCACCGCGGGGCGACGTCGGCTTTGGCGCGATCGAAGTGCGTGACCCCCAGACTGGGGAGACGCTCGCGACCGAGGAGCGCGGCGGCGCTGGTGGTAGCGGGGTGCCCGAGGCGGCGATCCAACAGTATGATCGCCTGATCGCCGAGGCGCAGGCCCGGGTGGAGCAGCTTCGCACGGAGTCTCCCCCCAACGTCGGCCCGCCCGGCTCGACGCCGGACGCCCGGGCGGCTCAGCAGCGGGAGAGCCTGCGCCAGGCCGAGCAGCGGGTCGAGGCGCTGGAGGCCGAGCGCGCCGAGGCCGTGCGCACTGGCGAGCCTGGTCCGTCGGTGCAGTCGGCGACGCGACGCGCCGGTGCTGCGGCTCGGCGAGGTCTCGACGCCGCCGGCACCGCAGCGGATCGCTTCGGCCCTGCGGCAACGCTACGGCTCGGCAACGAGATAACCGGCAACCTGATCGAACGTGGCCGGAAGGCGGTTGACGAGTTCGCCGCTGGCTTTACGGGTAGCGGCGCGGGCCTCGCCGGCGCTAGCTCCACCCCGACCGGCGGCGGCACCTCGGCGCCGCGTCGTGAAGCACCACCGCGCCGCGGGCTTTCGGACGCGGAGCTCGCGTTCGAGCCTTCACCGGATCAGCTCGTCGAGCCCCGCGTTATCGGCGGCGATGTTGCTGCTGCCGCCGAGCGCGCGGCCGCCGCTGGCGTGACCCCCGACGATCGCGCGGCGCTGGGTAGCCGGGATTCGCAGCGGGACTTTCTACGCGGCCCGCAGGAGGCTGATGACCTCGGCGTTTCCGATCGCAGTGGTACTGCCTCGGCACCATCCCGTGAGGCACCACCGCGCCAGGGCGAGCGCGCCGGGACCGGCGACGAGCGCACCCGCGAACCGCAGCCCGTCGGCGCGACTGAGCAAGAGACCCGGCGGCTGCGCATCGGCACGAACCGCGCCCGACGCCGGCAGCCTGATGGCCAGGAGGCAGTGGACTACCTACTCCAGCTCCACCGTGAGGGCCGGGTGCCGACCGAGTTCCTCACGGACCAGCTCGCCAAGCTCTCCGAGGGGCGCAAGGTCAAGCAGGTTATCCAGAACGACGACAAGACGATCGCCATCCCCATCGATGAGAATGGCCAGGCAATCACGGTCTTCGACCTCGACAGCATCGAGCGGTCGTTCGGTCGTGGCGGCGGCGGTACTGAGCAGCAAGAGGCTGACTCCCTAGAGGAGACGCGGCGTTACAACCTACTCGTGGATCAGGTCGAAGATCAGACTGGCGAGGAGTTTTCCCAGAAGGCGAAGGGGACTCTGGTCGCCGGCTTCACCGCGCTGGACAACCTCGGGATGATCCCCGAGTCGCAAGCCGATAACCCATTCGTCATCAACACGGTGCTCCGCATTCTCGGCTCGGACGTCGACCAGGGTCTGTTGGATTTCGGAGCTCGATTCGACAGCCTCGACGACGCGCGCCCCGAGGACGTGGTGAAGGCGTTCTCGGCCGCGCAGCTTGGTTTTCAGTCGGTCTCCGAGTACGAGGAGAACATCTCCGCGCCGTTCACGACGTTCGCTCAGCGCGCAACCGAGGCGGGTGTACCGGTGTCGGCGAGCAAGGCCGCGGAGGGGGCGGGGGCGACGGCGACGTTCCTCATGCGCGAGCACGGGATGTCGCGTGAGGCGGCGTTGACGCTGATACAGCGAACCGCGGCGCAGGAGCCGGATTCCCTCGCCGCGTTCGCCGGCCAGGACGGCGTGACCCCGCGGGAACTGGCCGCGACGCTGGCACGCCGCGCCGGGGGCACGCAGTGACCGACCAGCGCGGACCGGCCCGGCGGTTCATCGACGGCGGTGCCGCCCCCGGGGGCGGTAGTCGCGATACCCCCGTCAGGGATGATGCGCCCCGCGCGCCTGTTGAAAGTGATCGCCAGTCGCGCGCGCCTGCCCAGCGCCGGCAATTGGATACCGGCGCCGCCCGGCGCTTCATCGACGGCGATACCTTCGTCGAGGACGGTCAGCGCGTCCGCGTGACCGGCGGCGACGCCCCGGAGAACGCCGGCCGGCGGGGCGGTCTTGTACAGCCCGAGGAAGCCGGTGCGGGCATCGCCCGGCGCTTCCTGGAGCGCGCGGTGTCCGAAGCCGACGAGTCGGTGGACCGGGGCACCGGGGCGTTCGGCCGCGAGCTGCGTGAGTTCCGCCGCGACGGCGAGAACATCATGACGCAGGGTATCCGTGCCGGCGTCATCACCCCCTCGCGTGATACGGACGAGGCGGGCGACCGGGCGTTCACGACCAGCGTGCTTTCGCGCGTTGGCGGACAGCGCACGACACTCGATGAAGCCCGTGACCGGGAAGTGGCGGCTAACCCGCCGCAGGTGAGTGCTCGCGCATTGGTGGAGCGGGGCTTCCGTGAGGAGGGCGTCCTCTCTCGCGCCATCGACCGCGGTGTGGCGAACCTCGAGGCCAGCATCGGTAGCGCTGCTGACTTCGTCGGTCAGCAGTTCGGTGTTAACGCCCTTTCCGAGTTCGGCGAGGGGGTGATGGCCCGGGCAATGGTCGACGCCGCGCTGCACCCGGCCGAAGTCGAGGGCCATGAGGATATCGACGGGCTTCGCACGCTTGGCACTTTTGCGGTCGAAAAGGTCGGCGAGAACATCCCTCAGATCGCGGCTATGGCTGGGGGCGCGTTGGCCGGGGGTGTCGGGGCGGCCGCGGTCGGCAAGGCGCTCGCCCTTCGCGGCTTGTCGGTAGCCGCCCAGCGAGCCATGTCCGTTTGGGGTGCGCGCGCCGGCGCGCTCGGGGGGACGTTCCCGATCCAGCTCGGTGAGTCGGCATCGGAGCTGCGCGAGGCGGGCGTCGATCTCTCGACCACCCAGACGCCCTGGCTGACCGCCGCGCTCAATAGCGCGCTCGACCTCGCCCCGGCCGAGGCGATATTGCGGTTCTCCTTCCGTGGCGCGACGCCAGGCCTAGCAAAAGACCTCGTACGGGATCGCCTGCGTGACCTCGACGCTAAGGGCGTCCTCAAGCGCATCGCCGGCGGCGCGGTTCGCGGCTCGGCATCGGGCGCGGCGGTCGAGGCGCCGACCGAGACGCTCCAGGAGATCGTCAACCTCGTTGCTCGCGACTACCAAGACCCGAACTTCGTGTGGGACGAGGCAGTCAATGATCGCTTGGTTGAATCAGCGCTTGCCGGCGGCATCGTCGGTAGTGTATTCGGTGGCGCGGGCCGTACGGCGGGCGAGATCGCGGGGACGGCCGGCGATCTGCGCCGGCAAGGCGAACGTGACCGGGTTCGGGAGGGATCGGCCGCCGAGGAGGCCGCTCCCGCCTCTTCAGCAACCACCCCTGAGACCGAGGCACCCCCCAACGCTGCCACCCCTACCGCGCCCCAGGAACCCCGGCCGCCGCAGGGCGAGTTCGCCGGCACGGAGCAGCCAGGCGGACCCGGCGGACCCCCGGTCTCGTCGGGTAACCCCTTCGCGGATTCTCCGCCCCGACCGCCGCAGGAATCCCGCGCTCCGGCTACGGCCCAGGAGTCCGAGGAGACGCTGACCGCCCAGATCCGTGCCCAGGTGAACGGCGCCCGTCCCGGTCGCGCGGTCTTCTCCGAGGAGGTCGAGCCGCTCCGGGCCGCTGCGCAGGCCGTGGTCGGCGAGCGCGGGGAGTTCCGCATCATCCGCGCCCCCCAGGGCGGGTTCTTCTTCGTCCATCAGGACGACGTCGAGGCTGTGCGTCAGGCTGATTCTGAAGGCCGGCGCAACGAGGTGTTGGGCTTCCCGCAGGACAAGGACGAGATCGACCCCGAGCGTGCCACGGTCGCCCAGGCCCGCGACGCCGAGGGCGAGACGGTCTTCGAGGCCGCGGCCGAGCGGGGTACGCCGGAAGAGGCCGAGACCGCGCGGCGTGCTGAGGAGGTCGCTGAGCGCACCGGCGGTACGGCGGGGCAGACCACGCCGGCGGGGGCTGTCACCGAGCGCGCGTCGCGGGGCGAGCTCCCCGGTACCGAGGAGCCCGGCGGTCCGGGTGGTCCTCCGATCTCGTCAGGCAACCCGTTCGCAGACGCGCCCCCGAGCGTACCCCGGCGGACCCCGTCGCAGACACAGGACCCCGACACCCCCGCTCCAGCACAGGAGGCGGCCGAGCTCGAGAACCAGCCCGCACCGGACGAGGCGCCCGCGCCCGAGGAGATCCGCGCGCCCGGCCGGGTCTTCGACGCCGGCCAGCCCGTCGCGGAACCCGCTGCGAACGACGCCGCCTCGCGGAACGACGACAACATCGTCATGGACCCGATCCGCGCCGACATCGGTGAGGCTTCGCCCGAGACTCTGCGCCGCGCGCGTACGAACGTCAACCGCGCGCTCGCCGGGCTGGCTCTCGGCATGAACGCCGATGCCGTCAGCGCTATCGGCCGGACTTCGGCGCGGGTCGAGGAAGGCGAGGTGGTCGTCGAGCCGGAGCTTCCCGCACCGGTGTTTCGTGACCCGGACGTCACGCCCGGCGTCGTCTCGGCGCTGGTCCGTGCGGCGGCGACCGGCGCGGCCAAGCGCACCAACCGCCTCACCTTGACCGTGCCCTCGAGCCAGGAGGGTGGCCGGCGCCAGAACCTCGAGCTCGACGTGCCCGGCCTTGCGCTGATGGGCGCGCAGATTCAGGGACGCCCGCTCAACCAGATGAGCGCGGCGGAGGCCCGCGGCGCGGTGATGGATGCGATCAGCTTCATCCTGCTGCGTGGCGATGAGAACCGGCGCGTCGACTTCAAGCGCGACGCCGGTGGCGTCATCCAGCTGCCGGGTCCTGAGACCAACGTCACCCCCGACGGTCGGGTCCGGCTCGGCGACATCAGTGGCCTGCAGGAGGCCCAGGCTCGCTTCCTCGGCGAGAGCCGGCGCGCAGCGGTCCGCCGCGGCGAGCAGCCCTTCGAGGACCCTCGCGGGCAGGCGAGGCAGTTCCCGGGCTTCGAGCGTCGTCTACAGCGCATGCGAGAGGACGCCGACGTGGAGGCGCAGGAGAATCGCGCCCGCGCCCAGCGCATTGATCGTTTGAACGCCGTGCGCCGTGGCCGGAACAACCCGCCGCTCGAGGCCGAGGTCGGACCGGTGGACCCGAACGAGGTGCTCGCCGGTAGGCTGCGCCAGGAGCGTGAGCGCCAGGTCGAGCGCTCCCAACGGGCGGGCGATCGCAACCAGCGCGGGCGCCAGGCGGCCGAGGCGACCGTCAACCTGATTGACCGCGAGCTCGCCCGGCTCGATATAGCTGATTTCAACGCCCGGGATCCTGACGCGGTCCGAGTGGCGGATCGCCCGATCAATGAGGCGGGGTCGGAGGGCGCCGAGCCGGCGGTCGACGTCGCCGATGAGCGCGACGAGGGCAGCGTTGTTAATCCCACGGTCACCGAGACCGAGGCCGCGCAGAACCGTCGTTCGCGTGAGACGCCCGGCCCCAGTCGCCCGGCCCGGCCATTCCCGCAGTACCGCCAGTTTGAGGGCGCGGTCGAGTCCACACTCGCCCGCGTCGGCGTGCGCCTGGCTGATCGTGTCGAGGTGCGCCACCCCGACGAGCTCGAGGCCATGCACGCCGAGCTCTCGGCGCGTATGCAGAACGACCCGACCGAGGTGGAGGCGCACAACTTCGGGCTGATCAACGACGCGTTGAACGAGCAGCCCAGCGCACGGGTGATCTTTCTGCGCGAGGGCGAAGGCGACCGCACCCGCCCTGTTATCCTGCTCTCTGAGCGGTTCCAGGATGCGGCCGCCCGGGACGAGGCACTGCTCCACGAGATCGGTCATATCGTTGCCCGGGATGCCTTGGAGCGCGCGCCGCAGGCGGTGTGGACGGCCATGCGCCAGACGCTTGGCAACCCGGCGCGCGACTTCCGCGCCTTCGAGGAGAACTTCGCCAACGCGTTCCTCGCCTGGAGCGCGCCGCAGGCCTTCTTCCGCGGCCAGGACAGGGCATCGCAACGCCTGAACGACACGCTCAAGACGTGGTTCCAGGGGCTGTGGCGGACGCTGCGCCGCGCGTGGAACGACTGGCGCAAGAACCACAAGGTGACGCCGACCTTCGCGGACTTCATGCAGACGCTGATCAACCGCGACCGGGTCCGCCGCGGTGAGGACCCCGTCGAGCCTAAGACCGAGACCGGCCGTAAGGTGGCGCGCCTCATGGAGGAGGTGAACTGGGACGGCAGGACGGTGCTTGGCTTCGATCCCGACCGCCCTCAGGCGCTCGACTTCACGGTGCCGGGGGCGAACGCCCTGCAGCGCGCGGCTCAGCAGCGCACAGCGCAGCGCTGGATGGAGGGAGCGAAGTCGCTCGGCTCCGGCGTGCTCACGATCTTCGACA